CATCAAAGAAAGCCCACTTTGATTACCTGCGTATGCGTAAGGTAAAATGGGAATACTTTACAGGTAAAATGTCACAAGATGAATTGAATGAATATGGTTGGGAACCATTCCAGTTTGCATTGAAGTCTGATATTAACACCTATTTGGAAGCAGACAAAGACCTTATTAAATTATTGGAGAAAAAGGTCTACCATGAGGAAGTCGTTTCAGTTATTGAATCTATTATGGCCGAATTGAAACAAAGAACATGGCAACTGCGAGACTTTATATCATGGGAGAAATTCGTTGGCGGACAGTAATCTATTATCAATATCAATAGATACATTAAACCTATTTTCTTTTATGATAGGTATGTTTTTTGCCGCAACCATGTGGAGAACAAAGGCTTTGTATTTTGTGGTCTTTTATTTTGCGTGTATGGCTTTATACTATGCCTTAAGATATAATTATGGTTGAACATTTAACAATCACAAAGAAAGATGAAGTATACGCCAAAGTGACCTGTGAGAAGCATGTTGCAAAGGAGTTATCTGAGTACTTCACATTCTTTGTACCTGGTTATCAGTTCGTTCCAGCCTATCGGAATCGCATATGGGACGGTAAGATTCGACTATTCAATCTACAGACCTCTCAACTATATCTTGGATTGATTCCATATCTTAAAGAGTTTTGTGATGAACGGGAATATACATACTCAAATGACATTATTGAAGATGAATATTCTGTCTATCATGCACAGAAATTCTTTGACACACTGAATCTACATTCACAAAGAAAACAAATTGGTGTCAGAGAACACCAACAAAATGCATTTATTGAGGCCATGCAAAAACGGAGAGCCTTGTTATTATCTCCAACCGCATCAGGTAAATCTCTTATCATATATTTGTTATTCAGACAATTGTTGCAGTATCAACAGTTAAAAGGTTTAATCATTGTTCCAACAACAACTTTGGTTGAACAGTTATATTCCGATTTTGCAGACTATTCGACAGAGAATGGTTTTAATGTGGAAGAAAATGTACATCGAATCTATCAAGGTAAAGATAAGATGACGGACAAGAATCTAACAATCTCCACATGGCAATCACTGTATAAGTTACCGCCAGATTATTTTCATCAATTTCAATATGTGATTGGTGATGAGGCACACCTGTTCAAGGCACAATCTTTAACATCAATACTAACATCTTGTGTCAATGCAAAGTATAGAATTGGTTTGACTGGTACACTAGACGGCACCAAAACACACAAACTGGTACTAGAAGGTTTGTTTGGTCCAACCAAAAAAGTTATATCAACCAAAGAATTGATTGACAAGAAACAATTATCAGCATTCAACATAAAGTGTTTGATACTGAAACATTCCGATGAGATATGTAAGGAAATGAAAGATGCATCATATCCAGATGAGTTGAAATATTTGATTGAGTCTGAAAACAGAAATCGTTTCATTCGTAATTTGGCAATCAGTTTGGAGAAAAACACATTGGTTTTGTTTCAAATGAAAAAACATGGTCGTGCATTATACGAAATGATTAAAGAGAAGGCAAATGGTCGCAGTGTTTATTTTATTGACGGTGATGTGGACACTGAGGTGAGAGAACAAGTTAGGAAAATTATGGAAATAGAAAACGATGCAATCACCGTGGCCAGTTTTGGAACATTCTCTACTGGTACAAACATTAGAAATCTACACAACATCATATTTGCGAGCCCAAGTAAATCAAGGGTTAGAAATTTACAATCAATTGGTAGAGGTTTACGACAGAATGAAGGTAAAGAAATGGCCACACTCTATGATATATCAGATGATTTAAGAATCAAAAAACACACAAACTTCACATTACAACACTTCATCGAAAGAGTAAAGATATATAATGAGGAGAAGTTTACTTTTAAAATTTACAATATAGGACTTAAAAATGGCCATTAAAATAGTAAGATTTAAAGACGGTCTAGATGTAATTTGTAATTGCGAATACACGGTAAATGACACAATAGAGATTACCGATCCTATGTTATTTGAAATTCGTGGCACCAATTTGATGTTGCAATGTTGGTTACCTATGTCTGTCATTAAAGAAAATACGGTAGAAATAGATGCGGATAATATCCTATGTGCAATGGATCCTACTGAGGACTTTGAAGAATATTATCTGAATACGGTAATTAAATTTACCGAAGCGACTAAGAAAGAAAAGGAGGTAGCTCTTACTGATGAGGTACTTTCCGCTTTTGAAGAAAAGGAATCAAGGAAGAATTCCTTAATACATTAATAACCTAATACCTAATAAATTAATATATTAATATCATCATCCGGGCTACACCGTGGACTTTAACACATGTCAAGCCCTTTGTCAACAACTTTTTATGGTACATTTGAATGAGTAAACAGAAACATTATATAAACAATCAAGATTTCCTAACGGCATTGGTTGATTACAAAACACGATGCGTAGAAGCCGAAAAGGCTGGCAAACCTAAACCAAACATTCCAAATTACATTGGTGAATGCTTTATGAAGATTGCCGAAGGTCTATCACACAAACCAAACTTTATCAATTACACTTACCGTGATGAAATGATTTCCGATGGTATTGAAAACTGTTTGATGTACTTTGAGAACTTTGATCCAGACAAGTCTAAGAATCCATTTGCATACTTCACACAAGTAATCTACTTTGCATTCCTAAGACGAATACAGAAAGAAAAGAAACAACTGTATGTGAAGTACAAGGCCACAGAGATGTATGGTATACTGGATGAATTTGAGATGTTAGAGAGTGAAGATGGTTCAAGTAAACAATTTGAACTCTATGATAACATTGCCGAATTCATTGAGACATATGAAGTAGCCAGAAAAACAAAGAAAGCCGAAAAAGATGCGGCAAAGAAACCAAAAGGGCTTGAAAAATTTATTGAGGAGTGATTATGAGAATAGGATTTACATGTTCAACTTTTGATTTGTTCCATGCTGGCCATGTGATGATGTTGAAAGAGGCAAAGACTCAGTGTGATTATTTGATGGTAGGTTTACAAATGGATCCTACGATTGATAGACCTACCACTAAAAACAAACCAATACAAACGGTACTGGAAAGATTCATACAGGTACAGGCTTGTAAATTTGTTGATGAAATTATACCATATGCCACTGAAAAAGAATTGATGGACATATTGACTTCTTATCCAATAGATGTTAGAATCATAGGTGAAGAATATAGGGATAAACAGTTTACTGGTTATCAGTTACCTATGTCAGTCTATTTTAACAGTCGCCAACACAGTTTTTCAACCACTGAGTTACGGCAAAGAGTATTGGAAATTGAAAAAGGCAAATGAAAGTAGCAATAATAACTGACCAACATTTTGGTGCGAGAAATGATTCCACACTTTTCTTAGATTTCTATGAGAAGTTTTATAAAGAAACATTCTTTCCAACGTTGGTTAAAGAAAAGATTAAGACTGTTCTTATTCTCGGTGATACCTTTGACCGTAGAAAGTACATTAACTTCTACTCACTGAAACGCACCAAAGAAATGTTCTTTGACCCGTTGTATGCATTGGGTGTTGAAGTTCATATGTTGGCAGGTAATCACGACACATACTTTAAGAACACCAATGATGTGAACTCGGTAGATTTGTTGTTAAAAGAATATGACAACATTAATGTTATTGATTCACCACAAACAATTCATTTGGACTATGCAAACACAACCGCTGATGTTTGTATGATGCCATGGATATGCGCTGAGAACTACGAGAACTCTATGCAAGAGTTGAATAATACCTCAGCAACCCTTTGTATGGGTCATTTTGAGATTGCCGGCTTTGCGATGTATCGTGGTATGCCATCCGAAGGAGGACTGGATCGTGGAATTTTTAGGAAGTTTAGTCACACTTTTAGTGGTCATTACCATCACAAATCTTCTGCTAATGATATCTACTATTTGGGGAACCCATACGAACTTACTTGGCAAGATTACAATGACGCTAGGGGTTTTCATTTGTTTGATTTGGATTCTCATCAACTTGAATTCGTAGAGAATCCAAACAAAATGTTTCATCGTATTATGTACGATGACAAAGTGAATACCATTAAAGAACTTGATGGTATGGATTTCAAACCATATGCAAACACCTATGTCAAAGTGGTTGTAATAAACAAAACCAATCCGTATTTGTTTGACAAGTTCATGAATAACCTGTATAATGTGAACCCAGCAGACATTACAATTGCTGAAGATTTTACAGATTTGACCGAAGGTGTTGATGACAATATGGTCAACCAGGCCGAAGATACTCTGACAATTCTAAACAAGTATGTCGATAACATCAAAGAAGATAACATAGATAATACTAAGTTGAAAACATTATTAAAAGAACTCTATGTAGAGGCATTGAATACTGAACAAGCATGATTTTATTTCAAAAGGTTCGTTGGAAAAACTTTCTTTCCACCGGTGCAGCATTCACCGAGATTAATTTTACCAAGTCTACCAATACTTTAATTATTGGGCAAAATGGTGCAGGTAAGTCCACGATTCTGGATGCACTTTGCTTTGGCCTATTTGGCAAACCATTTCGTAAAATAAACAAACCACAGTTACCAAATTCTATCAACACCAAAGAATGTGTGGTTGAGATTGAATTCAACATTGGCCAGAAACGATATAAAATTATTCGTGGTATCAAACCCAATACATTTGAGATTTACGCCAATGATATTCTGCTGAACCAGGATGCAGCTGCGAAAGACTACCAAGAAGTACTAGAGAAACAAATTCTCAAACTAAATTATAAGTCCTTTACGCAGGTTGTCATCCTTGGTTCAGCATCCTTTGTTCCTTTCATGCAATTGTCTGCCGCTGACCGCAGAACAATTATTGAGGACTTACTAGACATTCAAATCTTCTCGTCCATGAATTCGGTTGTCAAAGAAAAAATGTCATCCATTAAAGATGAGACAACCAAATCTAAGTATGCCATTTCTTTAACCGAAGAAAAAATCAATTTACAAAAACAAAACATCGAAGAACATAAGAAGAATAACGATGCGGAGATTCAGCGTAAACGGGAAGAAATTGAAAAATCAAAAGAACAACACAATAAATTGATAAATGATATTGAGTTGATTAACAAACATATTGCAGTGTTACAAACTAAAGTTGGTGATAAAAAAGAAAAGTTAGACAAGAAGTCCAAAGGTCTATTTCAAATCAAAGGTAAAGTCCAAACTAATATTGACAGAAACCAAAAAGAGATTGACTTCTATGAAAGTAACCATGATTGTCCAACTTGTAAACAACCGATCACGCCTGAGTGGAAAGATTCTCAGGTAGAAGAAAAGTCAAATAAAATAAACACACAAAAAACTGGCTTGCTTGAGATTGAACAAGAGTTAAGTAAAGTAACTTCTGAAATAGAATCAATCACTGGTATCATTTCTCACATCAATGCACACAATGGTGAAATTATTAGACATACTTCCACCATGTCGGCCGTAAGCAATTATATTTCTAAGTTGAATACTGAGATTGATGAATTGTCCAAGAAACAAACCGATAATGCCGGTGGCGACCAAAAGTTAACTGAATTAATTACTGAGTTGGATGAATATAAAAACAACTATGAAACACTTTTGAACGAAAAACATTACTATGAATTTGCAGGTAATTTGTTGAAAGATAACGGCATTAAGACCAAAATTATCAAACAATATCTACCTATTATGAATAAGTTGATTAACAAGTACCTGTCTGCAATGGACTTCTTTGTTAACTTCAACATCAATGAAAACTTTGAAGAAACAATTAAGAGTAGGCACCGTGATGAATTCTCTTATGCCAATTTCTCCGAAGGTGAAAAGATGCGTATTGACTTGGCATTATTGTTTACTTGGCGTCAGATTGCCAAACTAAAGAATAGTACCAATACAAATTTGTTGATACTGGATGAAGTGTTTGATTCTAGCCTTGACACAGTAGGCACAGAAGAATTCCTAAAGTTGATACATGAAATGGGTACAGATACTAATGTGTTTGTTATTTCACACAAAGGTGACCAGTTATTTGATAAGTTTCGTTCGGTCATTAAGTTTGAGAAAAAAGGAAACTTTTCAAGGATTGCAAAATGAATTTCAATGAATATCTATCACACCAAAGAAATGTAGTAGACAAAGAAGTCCCAGGTTGGTTTTATCCAATCGACATTGTTCTTATGTATGGTGTACTACAAGAAATACAATTTAATTTGGATGGTGATATCTGTGAGATTGGTGTTGCAAATGGCCGAAGTGCAATTAACATTTGCAATTTTAAAAACACCAAAGATAATTTTTATCTGTATGATATTTTTTCCGAAGAACAAAGAGTTATTGCAGACAAAAATATTAAAAAGTTTAGTAAAGGTGAAAACCTGATTTGGAAATTAACCGATACAATGTCATTGTTTCCAGATGATTTGATTTTCAAAGATCAGTTAAAGTTTTTACATATTGATGGTTGCCATGAACATCCTGTGGTACTGAATGATTTGATTTTATTTGCAGACAAGATGAAAGAGTATGGTGTTATTGCTGTAGATGATTTCAATGACTGGGAGTATCCTGGTGTGAACAGTGCAGTATGTGAGTTTATAATGTCGAAATACAATTATAAAAATTGGAGAATATTTACCATAGGTAATAATAAAGCCTTCTTATGCCAAAGGAAATTTCATCAACAATACCAAGAAAAAATGTTATTGTTTATAAAGAAGGCAATGCCCACAATGTCGTTCAGTGGTTTAGCTATTAGACCAGTGTATGATGAAAATGTTTTGTTGTGTGATTCTAGGTCTAAAGTAGTTGATGTGGATGAACTATACAAAAAGTTGTTTGATAAACCAACCATAGGATAAATTATGAGTACAGAAGATATTGTTTTATATAACACCGCTGAACAAGCCGAGATTAAATCTACACCAGTCGAAACTTTCGACTTGGTTGCACCGGATCATCCTGCACTATACAAGGTGTTGCCTGAATTTAATTTTGAAACCGCACCAATTAATGCCAATGAGTTTGCATCCACACTGGTAGAAACCTGTAAGAAGTATAATGGTATTGGACTATCCGCAAACCAATGTGGATTCGAACACCGTGTATTTGTTATGGGTTCAGGTGAAGAATATGTGGCATACTTCAATCCAAAAATTATTTCTTCTAAAGGTGAAGTACACATGGAAGAAGGTTGCCTTTCTTTCCCTTTCCTAAATCTGAGAATCACAAGACCTGCCGAAATCGAAGTAGAATACCAGGACTTTAATGGTGTCAATCGTACCAAAACATTTACTGGTATAACTGCTCGTTGTTTCCTCCATGAGCTTGACCACATGAACGGAATGGTGTATACTAGTCGTGCGAAACCACTGGCGTTACAATTTGGTCTGAAGAAATTGGATAAAATTAGACGCAAGTATTTTAATCCTAAAAACATGAATCAACTGCAAGCAAGAACTTAATGGCAACACCTATAGATTATGTTGATGCTCAATGGGATGTGTGGTCGAGAACCAACGATGCATCCCGATTTGAACATATTGACACAGAGTTATTAAAAGAAACTCTCATTCAGAATTTAACCTATGCATCTAAAATGGATGTGCGTGAGTATACTTTATACCAGAAATGGTGTGAGGTACAGGAGAAATATCCGACACGCACAATTAGCACATTGTATGGTGATGATAAACAATTAATTGATTTGACACAAGAAAAATTAGTCGAAAAGGTTAAAAAGAATTTCTGGATGCCAGAAGGTCCGGATGATTATGAAAAACTAGAACCTATTTTGCAACTATCCAATGGTGACGGTGCAGAAACTTGGAATACTATCCGTACATTTTCATCCACAATGAAAAACAATAGTAACATTGGCCGCAATTTGTATTACACAGTAGTTGATGGTCGATCTGGAAAATACCTTGGTGTTATTTGCATATCGTCCGACTTCTTGGATTTAACTCCAAGAGATTCTGCAATCGGTTGGGCAAGAGATGTTAAGACACAACAAGGAATGATTAACCACACAGCAATCGGTTCAACGATTGTACCACTGCAACCTTTAGGATTTAATTATATGGGTGGCAAATTGTTGGCATTGTTGTGTCTGTCTGATACAGTACAAAATGATTGGAAGGTTCGTTATGGAGATACACTGGTTGGCGTCACTACAACCTCTTTATATGGTAATACCAAGTCTAATGGTCTATCTCAATATGATGGCCTGGAACATTGGAACAAAATGGGATTTTCTAGTGGGTCAGTTGCTTTCGAACCCACTAGGAAAACTATGAAAATGGTCTTTGACTGGATCAAAGAAAACCATACTCGTAAATATTTTGAATGGTGGGAAGCCAAGAATCAAAATGGTTTACCACTCAAGCGTGACCACAAAAACCGGTCATTGAATTTTGCATACTCCAAGTTAAGTATACCAAAAGAATTGATTCGCACTGAACATCAGAGGGGTATCTATTTTTCACCTCTCTACAATAACACCAGTGAATATCTCAGAAAAGAGATTGGTGATAAAGAACTGGTCAAATCATTTGATACCAGTCCTGAAACCTTGGCAAATATTTGGAAAACCAAATATGCCAAAGGTCGTATATCAATGTTAAAGAAAAAGAACAATGTGTCTTATGAATCATTGTTCTATGATGACTTGATATTCATGGATTGGAACCAGACTAAAGAAAAATATTTAGGACAGGTAGGTAGATAAAAGTATAAATAGGTGTAGGTCACAGGATTGCCGTCCTTACCTACTCTAACATTGTAAAGGAATGCCAGCATGAATATTTATTCTATCTACAAAGCCACAAATAAAATAAACGGAAAAGTATATATTGGATTTGATTCAAATTGGCCACAAAGAATGTGGGAACACAAATCTCCGTCAAATTTCAATAAAAAATATAAATTCTATAATGCTTTAAGAAAATATGGACTTGATGGTTTTGAATGGAATGTAATATATCAATCTTTAGATAGAGAACATTGTTTACACACGATGGAACCTTTTTTTATAAAAGAATATAATAGTCTAAAAAAAGGATATAATAACACTTTAGGTGGAGAAGGATTGTTTGGATATAAACATACTGAAAATTTTTACCTTAAAAAAAGAAAACCTGTTACTATTGATGGTATTACCTATGCTTCTAGAAGTGAAGCAAGAGAAAAATTAAATGTTTGTTGGAGAACTCTATATAAAATGATAGATGGTAAAATTATATTTCCACAATATGTTCGTTCTGGTAAATATAATGGTCAATCAAAATCGGTAATAATTTTTGGTATAGAATACGAAAGTAAAACCCAGGCCAAAAAAGAATTGGATATTGGATGGAAATTATTGAATAAAATTATTGATGAGGAGTTGGACTTTATTCCTGAAGAATCCTTAAGGAAAAGACAAAACTCATTGAAAGGATTTGCCAGCAAAAAAATGGCAGATAAAAAAGTATACCGCAAATATACTTGACACACACACTAAGTAATAGTATAATGTGAATACTTGCAGAACGCAAGAACTTTGTTTAACTTTGTCATTAGGAGATTTATTATGACTAAACTATCCGCCAAAACCCGCATCCTTAATTTCTTGAGCAAGAAAGAGGGATACAACACACTTTCAACCGCACAGGCTCGTGCTCGTTTCGGCATCCAAAATGTTGCCGCTCGTATTGATGAACTTCGCCAAGAAGGTCATGTAATCTACACCAACACCAAGACCCGTGGTGATGGTAGCAAAGTTGCCGTGTATCGTATGGGCACACCAACCAAGTCTATGGTTCGTGCTGCTATCAAAGCTGGTTACAGCTTCAGCGCCTAATTAGGTGAATTGTGGGGAGACCACTTCTAGTGGTACTCCCCTTTTTTTTATTTTTGGAGAGTAAATGGAAATTTCAATTAAAAAAGAGGAACTTCAAAAGAAAAGTATTTTTGTAGCCACACCAATGTATGGTGGTATGAATCACGGATTGTATGCGAAAGCCTGTCTTGATTTGCAAGCCATCTGTATGCAGTACGGTGTTCAAGTGAAATTCTCATTTCTTTTCAATGAATCCTTAATCACTAGAGCAAGAAACTATCTTGTTGATGAATTTTTGAATCGTTCAGATTGCACACATATGTTGTTTATTGACGCAGACATTCATTTCGATCCTAAAGATGTGATTGCACTTTTGGCTTTAGATAAAGATGTTATTGGTGGACCTTATCCTAAGAAAGCCATCAAATGGTCTTCTGTTAAGAAAGCTATGACTAAAAATCCAGATATGGATGCTGGATCATTAGAGAAAGTTACAGGTGACTATGTATTTAATCCTGTACGTGGCACTGATAAGTTTTCTGTTTCTGAACCACTTGAGGTTTTGGAAATTGGAACTGGTTTTATGATGGTCAAGCGTGAAGTATTTCCTAAATTTTCGGAAGCATTTCCACAATTGCGTTACAAACCTGACCATGTTGGCCAAGCACACTTTGATGGTTCACGATACATTCATGCTTTCTTTGACACAATCATTGACACTAAAGATTCTGCAACAGGTGGTGGTTCAGACCGTTATCTATCAGAAGATTATATGTTCTGTCAGTTGTGGCGTAAGATGGGTGGTTCTATTTGGTTGTGTCCTTGGATGCGTTTAGACCATATCGGCACCTACCATTTCAAAGGAGACATGCCTGCTGTAGCAAACTTTGTTGGAGAAATGTGATGATTGTCGGCCTTGTAGGTTTCATTGGTTGCGGTAAAGGTACCGCTGGTGATATTTTAAAAGATTTTGGTTTTCAACAAATTAGTTTTGCTGGTGGTGTCAAAGACATTGCGGCAGTTATGTTTGATTGGCCAAGAGATTACCTAGAAGGTGACACACCCACATCCAGAGATTGGCGTGAACAACCAGATAAATTCTGGTCTAAAAAATTTGGTAAGGATTTTACACCACGATTAGCCCTACAGTTACTTGGTACTGAGGTTGGTCGTGGTATTTTCCATGAGAATTTTTGGGTTGATAGGTTGGAAAGACTTATTGACAAAGAGAAAAATTATGTCATCACCGATGTACGATTTCAAAATGAAATTGATTTTGTGCATAAGAACGGTGGTGTTATGATTGAAGTAAAGCGTGGTATTACACCACACTGGTATGACATTGCCGCACAGGCAAATAGAGGTTCACATAAAGCCGAAAGTTTTATGTATGAAAATGGTCCACATGAATCTGAATGGAGATGGATAGGTGGGCATATTGACCACACCATTGAAAATGATGGTACTGTGGAAGACTTGAAAAATATTTTAATGAAGTGCTTGACTCGTTCTTACGGATCGAATACAATAAGTGAATTGACTGAAGGAGTATCGTAATGAAATTATCCAATGAGACCTTGACGGTTCTTAAAAACTTTGCCAACATTAATCCTGGCATTGAATTTAAGACTGGTAAGAAACTGACAACCATTTCTGCAACCAAGACTGTCTTGGCAAAAGCTGGAATTAAAGATGACTTTCCACAAGATTTTTGTATCTATGATTTGAACCAATTTTTGTCGGTTCAATCCTTGTACAAAGACGGTGAAATTGATTTTGATAACGAACATGTTATCTTTAAAGTTGGCCGTAAGAAGCTCAACTATCGCAAGACTGCAAAGAGTATGATTGTAACACCACCAGATAAAGAGTTAAATCTTCCTACTGTGGATGTATCTTTCACACTGAAAGAAGATGAATTGGCTTCTGTACTTAAAACAGCAAGCATTCTACAATCACCAAATATTGCCATCACATCTGATGGTGCAAAGATTTACATCACAACTTGTGATTCAAAAGATAACTCCGCACATACAGACTCTACAGAAATTGCAGATGGTAATGGCAAAAAGTTTAAGGCATTATTCTTAACTGAAAACTTTAAGATGATTGCCGGTACCTATGAGGTACAAATTTCTTCAAAAGGACTATCCTATTTTAGAAATACAAAAGAAGATATGCAATATTGGATTGCTATCGAAGCTAAAGAATCAGACCTAACATTTGGAGAATAATATGATTTGGATTACAGAATCAGCAAGCGGCAACAAGATTGCCATTAACCCCACATACATTGTGGCTGTTTTCACTATTACTGATGGTGAACAACAAGGTAAAACAGCAATCAACTTGACAAATGGTAATGTTGTTGTTAATGAATCTGATTATGATGTTGTTGGAATGATGGTTGCAAAATGACTAAAGTAAATACATTATTCGGTTCTTTTGATGATGAAGCTTTGAAGAAACTCAAAGGTTATGTGGATGAAGCCGTTCACCATATGCACAAGAATGATTCCAACAATGCTGCAATCAAAGACATTATTGACCTTGCACATGATGAGTTGAAGATTCCTAAAAAGATTCTTAAACGCATGGCAAAAACACAACACAAGAATTCATTTCAAACTGAGGTTGCAGAATCTAAAGAGTTTGAAGCACTGTACGAAAGTATGGTTGAGGTTAAGTAATGCAACAGTTGGAGATTCAATTTTTTTATCCATTGACGGAACAAACGACATTGGATTTGGATTTTACTCCATGCAAACAATGGATTGCTGAGTGGCGAAAGAATCAATCGGCTAATAGTACTGTTGGCTGGACGCCACTTCTTATTTCTAATGGTGGTGTCGGAATTGGTGGAATCACATCATCACCAGTAATGAATTCTTTTGTTTTAAGACCTGATGCGAAAAAACAGGTTGGTAAGTGGGAAATCACAGACTCTATGTTTGTGTATAGACCCACAAAACCAAATGCAGTCGTAAGATTTTTTGCCAAGCTTTTGCTTGGATTTAAATGGCATGACGAAATTTAATTATATTATGGAGAATTTGAATGTCACAACACATTTTGTGGGTGGAGAAGTATCGTCCTAAAACCATTGAAGATTGTATTCTTCCTGATGGTATCAAGGCAACATTTCAGGAGTATGTAAACCGCAAAGAGATTCCCAATCTCTTGTTGGCGGGTTCTGCTGGTGTCGGTAAAACCACAATTGCAAAGGCTCTCTGTGAAGAAGTCGGTTGCGATTATATTATGATTAACGGTTCAGACGAATCGGGTATTGATGTTCTACGGAACAAAATCAAAAACTATGCATCATCTATGTCCCTATCAGGCGGCCGCAAGGTTGTCATCATTGACGAAGCGGACTATCTAAATCCAAATTCAACTCAACCTGCCATGCGTGGTGCGATTGAGGAGTTTGCATCCAACTGTTCTTTCATCTTTACTTGTAACTTCAAGAACAGGATCATTGACCCAATTCATTCTCGTTGTACCGTTGTTGACTTCAAAATCAATGGCAGTAAACAAAAGATGGCTGCAGCATTCTTCAAGCGTGCTGAGTGGATTCTGGAACAAGAAGGGATAACCTACGACAAATCTGTGGTTGCTGCCGTTATCACCAAACACTTTCCAGATAATCGCCGTGTTCTAAATGAATTGCAGCGTTATTCGGTTAGTGGTACGATTGACAAGGGCATACTTGCATCGGTTTCTGATGTGCAAATGAATGAGTTGGTATCTTCTATTAAGAACAAGGACTTTGCTTCTTGTCGAAAATGGACAACAAACAACCTTGACAATGACATTACCAGAATCTTTAGAAACATCTATGATTCGTTGTATGACAAGTTGAAACCAAACTCTGTACCACAGATGGTTCTGATTTTGGCCAAGTATCAATATCAATCAGCCTTTGTTGCAGACCATGAAATCAATTTGATTGCTTGCCTGACCGAACTTATGGTTGAATGTGAATTCAAATGAGTCCGTTCGACTATGCCGATTTCATCCTAAGAAAGAAGACACCGGAAGGTGACCTAGATTTCAAGGATTATGCACCCTTTCTAATCAACAGGTCTTTGTCTAATCACCTGGATTGCGTGTTATTTGTTAACGAAATCAACATGTGGTCAGGTATTGACAAAGACATGCAATACCAGTATCTTCTAAATAGCATCAGGCCCATGAAACGGAAGTTTGTTCCGTGGCAAAAAGCCGATTCTGATAAGGATATTGAGTGTGTGAAAATCTATTTTGGATATTCAAACGCCAAGGCTAAAGAAGCCCTCCGTATCCTTACTGATGAACAAATCGCTGATATAAAAACAAAAATAGATACAGGCGGAGTGAAGAATAATGATAGACATTAAAGACCTAGTTGAAGTGACCTTGGATGAAAAAGATGATTTTTTAAAAGTTCGTGAAACATTGACACGGATTGGTGTTGCGTCTAAGAAGGACAAGACACTATATCAATCTTGCCACATACTCCACAAACGTGGTCAGTACTATGTGGTACATTTCAAAGAATTGTTTGCCCTTGACGGTAAACCAACCGACATTACCGAAAATGACCTGTCCCGTAGGAATGCAATCGTAAACCTATTGGAAGATTGGGGTCTAGTAAAGATTGTCAACAAAAAGCAAACTGAGGTGCCCGCACCTATTTTTCTTTCACAGGTAAAGATTCTGTCTCACAAAGAGAAGAATGAGTGGCAGTTAACACCGAAATACAATATTGGTAAAAAACCACAACCTGCTTGACAAACAGTATAAATAATAGTATAATAATGGTGCCGTGCTCTTTGAGGCGGCAATTTTTTAATCTTGCTTTTTAAGGAGAAAACTATGACAGGATTACTGTTTCCAAAATTTGACCAACTGTACCCAAACATGATTGGTCTAGACCAGATTACCGATATGTTGCAAGCCGCAACCAAAGATATTGCGAAATCTGTACCATCTTATCCCCCATACAATATCAAACAAGTCAAAGACAACAAGTATGTCATTGAAATGGCTGTTGCTGGATTTGCAAAGTCTGATATTGAAATTACTATGGACGGCAATAAGTTGGCCATCAAAGGTTCCTCTAAAGAGGACGAAAGCCAAGACTATATCTACAAAGGTATTGCCAATCGTGCATTTGAACGCACCTTCACACTAAAAGATACCATCGAAATTAAGAATGCTGAATTGGTTAATGGTATGCTTAAAGTGTGGTTGGAGAATATGGTCAAGGCACAAGATGCCATCAAAAAAATCTCTATTCAATCTAAGGATGAATGATGTTTAAAAGACTTCTTTCAAGCATCTTAGAAGCCATAGAGGCTATCAAAAAACACAGAACGGACCGTACCTTAAAAGGTAGATAACCGTAAGGGGTCTTGACTGACCCCTTTTTTTGTTGTATAATGGTGTCATTATGAAAACTGTTAAAACTTCCATTCGCAAATTACGCAATCGCTTGAACCCAAGTGAAATCTATTTTACTCAATCTGATTGGGATCCCAAAGAGATTGATGGTGTATTGTTTCTGCCTGTGGCGGAACAGATACCAATTCCTAGAGGCCGCATGTTAAAGTGGATGCGTAAAGATTCTTTGGAATATGTCAAATAACGCCCGTATAGCTTAATGGTAAAGCAGGGGACTCATAATCCCTTGAGTGGTGGTTCGATCCCATCTGCGGGCACCAATTGAAAGTGATGTATGAAACAAAAATTTATTGATGCGTATATGAAAGTGGCTGAGACATTCGCAGGATTGTCAACGGCTCGTAGACTTCATGTTGGTGCCATTGTAGTCAAAGATGATAGAATTATATCTATTGGTTACAATGGTATGCCATCAGGT